ATGGTTGGAGTCGAAATGAGTGAATATACGCCAGACAACTGGGTAGTACTAAAGATCAAAGAAGGCAAAGGCACATTCCCTTTCTACAAAGTATTAGGAGGATGGAGTGGTGGTTACTTAGGTGGTGACAGTTGGCGAATGAACAGCGGTGTTACCCAAGTTAAAGAAGATGGTGACTACTATGAATTCTATGGCGAAAGTGGTTCTTGTTATAGATGCCACAAAGAAGTTTATGGTTTGCGTATGAATAACGCAGGCGTCTATAATCAGTTAAGAGAACAACAGCAATTCGAAGGGCAAGTACAAATGATGCCCGAAGATACTGATTGGAGTAAACTACTATGAGACGTGGTGAGAAAAGTTTGGAAGTAAGAGCAAAGCAACACATCTCTATTTGTTGTAAGACTCTCTGCGAGAGAGAGATAGTAGAAGAATACATCAATCAATTAGAAGAGAGAGTAAAAGAACTTGAGAAAATGGTGGAGAATCTGGGCAAAGAGTCTAGGTGAGAAAGTTGGTGAGACGGACAAGCAAGCAAACACTGTTGCAGGTATCAGGACAGTGTGGTGGTTGACTCACATGGCAACTTGTGTCGCAATCATTCTTAATGCCATTGCCAATCATGGATTAGGATTAATAGGATTATGAACGAACGAATAAAAGAACTTGCTTTACAGTCTGGATTAGAAATGTGCAGTTGTGGTTGTGATATGCCTACTCGACAATCTGCGGAATTCGCTAAGTTGATTATACAGGAATGTTCTGCCGTGGCAAGTGACAATGATTACTATCGCTCTGCGGGTACTGCGGTTAGAGAACATTTCGGAGTTGAAGATTGAACGAAGACGAACGAGTTGCAAGAGTCGAGGGTCAACTTAGTCCTGAAGTTCAATCAGAGTTCTCTGGCAGTACAATGTCTAAAGCAGGTAGACTTGCAATGGAACTTAATGCCGAGCGTAAAAGACTCAAAGAAGAAATGGAAGTTCTTCAGTTAGAAGTCGAAGATTTAAAACCTGCAACTCCTACAGGAACTGTTGATAGTTATATCAAGTGGGTAGCAACTATACTTGGCGTGGTTGGAGTATTCATTATGAGCGCAGGGTTTGGCACAGCAGGTCAGATATGTTATGCATCTGCCGCAACTTGTTGGGTGTATGTGGGTCATTGTTGGAATGACAAAGCGATTATGATTGGTAGTGCTATAAGTGGTACTGCGGTATTAATGTCCTTAGTAGAAGTTTTAATGGAGCAAGTTTAACATGTCAATAACATCAACACCCGATGCACTAGATGTATTGCGTAAACGTCTTGAGGGACGTACCGATTGTGATATTCGAGTAAAAGTAAACAAAGCAGGTTGTAGTGGATACGCCTATGAGATGGAATACTCTTATGTAAGAAACGATGATGATATAATTATTCCACTAGAGGAAGTTTCTTTAGTGGTTGATCCCAAAAGTATATTGTTTCTACAAGGAACAAGATTGGAGTATACTGTCGAAGGATTCAATGAAGGGTTTCAGTTCGTCAACCCTAATGTAACTGGCGAATGTGGATGTGGAGAGAGTTTTTATTATGATACAACAACAGTTTAGATTTTACGACAAATTCCCTGATCAACTGTGTTTGGATGTTACTCAAGAACAACCGCAACCAGATTACTCAAATTCTTTAACATCGATCAATGGTGATGGTTTATGCTTCATCGATGACACTTATGCTACCTCTATGAACTATACCGTTAACCTCAATAATGTAGTATTTAATGATGACGAGAAACCTTCGCTATTTAAAAGAATCGTTTTAAAACAATTAGGAATAAAATACAAATGAAATACTTCTGGATGGGTTTAGGTTGGTTGTGTGTTGTATTAGCATATGTTGGTTTCGTCACACCTGGAATTCCATTCAGTCACTTTCTGTTGGGTGCAGTCTATTGCTTCTCGAAGTCTAGTCCTCGAATGGAGAAGTGGTTATATAATCATCCTTGGTTCGGTGAGTTTCTTACCAACTGGAAAGAGAAAAAGATATTCCCAGTCAAAGCAAAGATCGGCATGGTCGTTATGATGTCATCTTCCCTCATTATTATGTACTACACTGTACCTAATATCATGTTAGTTGTCTATGCGGGTGTCACCATGGCACTAGTTGCTACCTTTGTCTGGTGGAAATACCCATCGTCATAAGTTCCATGAATGATGGGTATTCATGAGATAAATGGCGAAAGTGTTGACACCATCTCCAGTTATGATATAATAGTACCTCATTAGACAGATAGAGACTTATTATGAAAGACAGAATATTCAACTATGCCCACACTGATGATACTAACAAGTTCTACTTCAATCGTGTTACCGACGAGTTCACCACCAAGATGAATTGGTATGATAACGATGACGTTGATATGATTGTCGTTGACGCAACCAATACCTCACAAGAGACTGACAACATATTCTCTTTCATCTATAAGACAGAACCTAACACTGATCAAGTATGGATGCGCTTTGCCAATGAGTTCGAATGTCGCAACACTGACTTGATTCTTGATCCAACTAAACCCGCTTACATGATACAGGTGAAATAATGAAAGCAATTACTTATATATCTGACCCTAGTCACTCTTACCTTAAAGTTCCTGCTAGTGTTGTTGAGAACCTTGGTTTCATGAACAAAATCTCTGAGTACTCTTTCTTTAACGGGACTTCAGTCTGGTTAGAATGTGATTGTGATGCTCAGTTGTTCTTTGATGCTCTTGATGAGAGAGGAATCGAAGAACCTCTTATCAAACACCAATCACTGAATTTTCAAGCACCATTTCGACTGCTTCCACGATTTACTCACAATGCAGCATAATTATGATGAATAAACTGAATCTTGTATTAGGTAGTTTGATGATGATGGGTGCTGTTGGTGCAATCGAGACTGGCAGTATGACACTCAGTACTGCTATGGTGTTTGGTGTGATTGGTTCAATCGCCGCAGTCTACAGTGCATATAAACTTAATGAAGAGTATTAAATAATGACAGAGTTCACCCCCGAAGAGTTGAAAAACTCCAAACGAATCTTCAAGTCGGCAACACCAAAGTATACTATTGATTGGTATGTCAAGTGGTTTGCCTCTGTTATGGTTCTCTCTGCAATGTCAGTACGAGGAATTGAGGGATTGATGTACTACGATCTCGCCTTGTCATACATTGGATTGATCGGGTGGTTAGCAGTCTCGTTCATGTGGAAAGATAGAGCATTGATTTGTGTAAACGGTGTTGGTCTTGTGTTACTATCAAAGAATATTCTTTCTCTGTGGGCAGCATAAGAATGCAGGTTCTTATAACAAAATGTTCTAAAAATAATTGAGAAAAAGGTAGACAAGAACTCCAGATATGATATAATAAGTACTTAGTTAATCGAGATGAAGAGAGAATATATTATGAATGATTTAATTGCGATGTACGAAGAACAGGGTCTTACCCTTGTACTAGACGAAGAAAGAAATATTGCTCGTTGTGACCGTCCTGCTCCACGAAGTCGTTTAGGTTTCAAGAGCGAGTTTCACACTCGTTACCAAAGTGTTGAGCGTATGATTCTAGTATGTACTCAATTCATCGAAAACCGTATTGCCAATCAGAAAGCGAAAGAAGAATATAAGATCACTCAGAAGATAAAGAAAGTCGCTCTTGCCGCAGATGTTAAAGTTGGTGACTTGTTCGTTGACAGTTGGGGTTATGAGCAAACCAATGTTGATGCTTACCAAGTTGTTGCTAAACCTAGTGCGACTACTGTAATCGTTCGTGAGATTGGTTACGCTACTGTTAAAGATTCTGAAGGTTATGATTGTGAAAATGTTCGTCTTGTTCCTAACTCTTTCAAGGGTGAAGAGATGACCAAGAGATTAAACAACTACGGTGGTTTCAAGACTTACAGTCACTCAAGTGCTTCAAAGACTACTGCTGATGCTACTCACTACCGTTCATGGTACTACTAAGAGAGAATATATTATGAAAAATGAAGTTTCTGTGTTGATGAATGACCTCGTTATGCTGATTGAAGCAAGCGAGTGTTATAACGAAACGTACTACAACAGCGAGTACAAGCGAATAATTAATCGAATCATTGAACTAGGAGGGTTCTTATAACAAAATGTTCTAAGAAAGGTGTTGACAAAACATCATATCCATGAGATAATAGTACCCTATTGAGATGAGAGAGTTATTAGTTATGTTAGTTGAAGCGATCCAGTTTGCCACCGAGATGCACAAAAGTCAGGTACGAAAGTATACTGGTGAAGCATATATCACCCACCCTGTTGCCGTTGCTGATCTTGTTGAAGAGTATATGAATGCCAATGGTTACAGCGAAGATGAGATCATGGATGCCATGACCATCGCCGTCTTGCACGATACTGTCGAAGACACCGAAGCAACCGAGGAAGACATCTTCCAGATGTACGGTGCTGATATTGCCACTGGTGTTTGGTTCTTGACTAAGTGTCCTGACTATGTAGGTAACAGACGTATTCGTAAGAAGATCTGCGAAGACCGTCTTGCTCGTGCTCCAGAAATTATTAAAATCATTAAGACATTTGATATGTACCACAACAGTCTAACCTTGGAAAGAGATGACCCTAAGTTCTACAAGGTCTTCATGGTCGAGACTGTCAGTTTGTTGAGCGCAATGAACACTACTGAAATCTTTCCGAAGAAGTAACTACTTAAATTATTGGAGATATATTATGGGTATTCACGTAAACATTTATAAGCAAGCAAGAGACGAAGATTCTATGTTCGGTAACGTGGACTGCACCGCTGGTGGTGAGTCAAGTTACGCAAAAGGTTTCACTGTGATGAACTGTGAAGGACCGTTCGAACCTTGTATGGATTATCCTGCCGCTGAACTTGTGATGGCAGAACCGATCGGTGGAAGAAAGATTCTTAGACTGTTTCCAGTTTCTAAGTTGAACAACAACATGACCATGTTTGGCGGAAACTATGCTAGTACTTCTGACTCAAGGTTCTCAAGTCTTTGCGACAAGTTACTTGGCGGTACGTTCTTCGGTGCGGTTGCTGTCTTTGATAGAGTTGAGTGAGATTCATCTGATGAATAATCACTATTCATGAGAAAAATGTGAAAAGTGTTGACACCCTGTGTAGATATGTTATAATGGTTGTACGAATTGAGAGAGAGATTAAATATGTTATATAATGATTACAACGAAATCCCCGCAAACCTTCGCCGAGTTATCCTTGATGAGACGCTAGAGAAGCGTATAAACAAAGTGCCTTTGTCACTATGTAATCGAATCATCGATGATCATGAGCGACATGAGGCAGAGATGGAAACACTTCGCCACTTCAGTGTTCAATATAAGAAGGGCAGTGTCACTAAGACATTCGAATACACAAGTGGTCAAGAAGCGTTGACCGCACTTGATCAGATGATTGGTTATGATGATAGAGACTTGTCTGTTGTTGCTGTTCTGAAGCAAGCAGATAGAGTTATTCGTGGATACTTCAACGGTCAGTGGATTGTCCCTGCTCCGAAAGATGCTGTTAAATTTAATAAGGTTGGTGTTTAATATGATTATTGATAAAATTACTGTTATTACTGCAAAACAAATTCCTACTAAAGATACTTCGTTTATACAGGATATGTACACAGCAATTACTGTACGTGAGTTGTACGCAGTAGTAAAAAAGAAAGCATTGGCGATAGCAAAAGATTTAGAATTGCAGACCCAAGGCAAAGCGCGTGTTAGCGTTGAGATGGTAGAGGGTGCGGGTGGTTTACCTTGCGCAGATATTTGGAGTTACGGAAGCATTACAAATCAAGTCTTCTGTACAGATGAAGAGGTATAAGTGATAGAAAATAATATAATTTTAACTGACATCGACGGAGTAGTTCTTAACTGGGCATATGCGTTCGATGTCTTTATGACAGAACATGGTCATACTCAAAGAGACAGTATTCCAGTCTATGATGTGAGTGTGACGTACGGTATCACTAAAGAGCAAGCAAAACATATGGTTCGTATGTTCAATGAGAGTGCCGCAATGGGATTCTTACCGCCTCTACGTGATGCAATGCACTACATGAAGAAGTTGCACGAAGAGCATGGATATGTTTTCCACGCAATCACTAGTCAGAGCAGTAACCCTAATGCGCAGAAGTTGCGAATTATGAATCTTCAGAAGTTATTTGGAGAAACTCTATTCGCGAAGTTCACTATTCTTGGTTGTGGTGATGACAAAGATGAAGCACTTGAACCTTATCGAGACTCTGGTTATACTTGGGTTGAAGATAAAGTAGAGAATGCTGAGTTGGGTGTTAAGTTAGGACTCGATAGTCTATTGATGGAACATGGATTTAACATGGATCACGAAACTATTCCTTGTATGAAAAACTGGAAAGACATCTATGAGCGACTTGTAGGTTAATACGTTATGGGGAGTGGCGTTATGTGCTACTCCCTAACACGTTTCTGTCCCTTATAAATAAAACATTATATCGAGGGATTTATGGCAGCATTACAGAAAGCAGATTTCGAAAAGCAGGCGTCAGGTGGCACCTACGCAGGAAAGACTCGCCACGAAATCTTCGCTCTCAAGATAAATGACAATAAGAAGTTCATCGTAGGTAATACCGAAGCGGGCAGAAAGGTCACAGGTGTTTCATACGAGTATAATCCTCGCGACACAAATCAATCTGGTACATTAACGTACTACATTCACAATAAAAAAGAACTCCTAACAGTATCCAATAGAAAGATATTTAAAGATGGAGACTTCGGAGGTGGTTCGGCAGGTTCTGGCGGTGGCGCTGAAGTGACTAAGTTTACTGAGTCTACACAGTGCTACTATTGTGCCTATGTGTTCAAGCATGGACGTAAGATCGATATGAAGAAACCTCTTACTACTGATGAACTCAAATCATGTGAGAATCTGGTATATGCATCTAAGTCACTCGACGATTGTATCAAGAAAGGTCCTGCCGCATGGTTCGAAGACCAGATATACGCTAAGACTGCTAATGCAATGTTTGAAAAATATAAAGGCAAGTTCAAGGGTACTGTATACTTTCATCGTTCTGGTGATGGCAGTAAGTCTAAGTTGATGGACAATATCTATCAAGCGAAGTTGATTTGTGCTAGAAAGGATCGACAGTCTGGTGAACCTCAAGCACCTGGCAGTTTCTCTAATGACAAATGGAATCCTGGTGACATATGGGCAACAACATTACCTAACGAAGCAAAACCTCTGCACGACTTCACAGATTCTTGGGGTGAACTTAATGATGCAGTGGCAAGACTAAGTGGTGCTTTCGGAGGCGATGCTAAGATTCTAGGCATATCTCTGAAGAGATTGTCAGGAATGGGTAAAGTACAAGAGTTCAATATTCCTGGCACCAAGACATTCGATGATATCTCATTCTCACATTTTACCTTCGGTCAAATCAATAACTTCTTCTCATCTACTGATGCCTACTTGTATACAGCAGTACAGGGCAGAATGCAGTTAAGAACATTCTCTACTACATCATCTTGGCAGGGACAGATTACTGGTGCGGCGGCAGCAGGTGGTAAGATCGGTGGTGGTAACCTAGCATTCTATCTAAATCTGGTCACTAAAGGTAGAGTTAAGATGTTCGGTGCATTAGGAACTGAAGACATTCTCATCAGAAATGAAATAAATAATAATACTAAATATAGTAATGATTTCTATAAGTTGTATGTTAATTTAGCGAAAAGTTCTAAGAACCTAAGGCAAGAAGTGCCGATGTCCGAAGTAGAGTTTGATAAGAAACTCAGTCAAGCGACAGATGGTTTTAGAGTATCAAAATACATTACCAGTAGATTCATAAATGAGTTAATAAAACTACCTGCCAAAGAGCAGAACGAGATAATGACTTTGTGCTGGTTGTATGCATCTTCTGCAACAGACCAATCTAGTTATTATATAAAAATAGCATAGAAGGTCCTTAAAGAGGGTAATACACATGTCACACATAGTTAAGAAATATAGTCAAGACAACTTTATAACGAATAGGTTGGGTATCCCTCCTTTCGACAATGTTAATCTATCTTATGATTCTTCGGATAACGTAAGTCTCATTGTCTTTACAAGAGATACTGGAACTGTCGCCAAGGTACTGTACAGTTACGATTCTGCTGAAAATATAACCAACATAAAGCGAACAGTATAATGGCAGTCATAAAAACCCAGATCATTAATTTCGAAACAGGTGAAGTGACTAACTCTGGTTTCACAGCAAGAAAGACTCAGGTTGTTAAAAGAAGCACTGGCCCACTTGATGTAGATACGGTGACTCCTACAGTTATACCTGAGATGTCTCTTGCTGTGCCAGCGGCGACATATCTGGTAGAATTTAATGGACAGTTTAGCGTAGAGAACACTTCTAGTTATACTTTAACCGCAAAGAACGAGTTGACTACATTATATAATGCGCTTACTGCATTATCTGCTACAGTGGCAGATCATGCTGCCACTTTTGGTAATGGTGAAACATTATCCTCAGGTGTTTATACTATAACGGGTGCTGCCAATGTTACTGGCACATTAACACTTAATGGTGACGCTAACGATCTATTCGTATTTCGATGCACAGGCGCGTTTACAACTGCCGCATCATCTAATGTAGTATTGACTGGTGGTGCAGTTGCCGCTAATGTTTGGTTTGTTGCACAAGGTGCTCCCAGTACTGGTGCAAATAGTACAATGAGAGGTAACATGATTGCAAACCAAGCGGCGCCTAGTCTCGGTGCTGGTACAATCATGGAAGGTCGTATGTTTGCAATTAATGGCGCCGCGTCACTGAATGCTAGTACTATGACTACACCCTCAGGAACTAGTACTGTAACTGTCGGAACGTCATTAGCAGGGTTCTCTATCTTCGCAGGTATTGGTAATGTATCTAACAGCGGTGCTAGTGTACTATCTCTGAGTGTCGGTACAAATGCTGGTGCTGTAACTGGATTTGATCCTGCTGACGTTTCGAAACCTCTTTATTCAGGTGGTTCTGAGACCATAGGCAAAATCTATTATGGTATATATTTAGATGGTGTCATTGTGGCGGACTCATTACGTAATACTACACACAAATTTGTAGCAGAGGGTAGCGAGTTTCCGTTAATACTGCAAACTGTTGTTGCAACAACCCCCGGTCAAGTAGTTGATGTTAGATGTTATGCGTCGATCGGAGAAATGAAAATTTGTCCTGAGAAGTCCTTTATCCTGGCACCAATTAATCCTGCTGTATATAACTAGTAATAAAATAAAAGGTTGACAACCAGTACCAGTATGTTATAATAGCATATTACTTACTAGAACTAAGAGAGAAATATGAAGTCATTTAAGACACATCTTGAAGAATCCACTAAAGTAAAGTGGAATAAAGTTGCTGACGGATACGTGAATAAAAGGATGGTGTACAAACACGTTACTTCTGATGGTATGTATCAAATACGTATATCTGGTGCTGATTCTATGAAATTTAATAAAGATGGCAGTCAGAAAGTGATGCCTACAGTCTTTGATATGCATCCAGCATCATATAGTCCAAGATACCCTGTTAGCGGTTATAAGAATGTTACTATAGCGAAAGCAGAAGTTGAAAGGTGGATTGCTGATCATGAATAATTTTAAAGAGTTCATTACAGAAGCGGCACAAAAGAACACCCATATGACTCACATCGAAGATAAGGTCATCTACGGTGGTGCTAATGGAACTCGTCAAGCAATCAATGCTCTTCGTGAGTTAAGAGATATGCTTGGCGGTAAGAAAGAAGGTTCTGTATCAGTCAAGTGGGACGGTGCGCCAGCAGTATTTGCCGGTACTGATCCCTCTGACGGTAAGTTCTTTGTTGCTAAGAAAGGCATCTTCAATAAGAATCCAAAGATATACAAGACTGATGCTGACATCGATGACGATACATCTGGTGATCTCAATGACAAACTAAAACTTGCATTGAAGTACTTACCTGAACTTGGTATTAAAGGAGTCATTCAAGGCGACTTTCTATACAAGCGTTCTGAACTAAAGAAGAAGAAGATCGGCACAGAAACATATCTTACCTTTCACCCTAACACAATCGTGTATGCAGTACCCGTAAAACAATCTAAAGAACTACTTGCTTCTAAAATAGGCATTGTATGGCACACTACATATACAGGTAGTTCTTTTGAAACTATGAGCGCATCATATGGTGTTGATGTAAACAAAATGAAAAAGTCAACGAACGTCTGGTCACAGGATGCTATATTGCGTGATGTGTCTAATGCTACGATGACTAAAAAAGAAACGGATGAAGTAAATGAAACTCTATCACAAATTGGCAAACTTTTTAACCAAATCTCTGGAAGCACTCTTCGAGTATTATCCTCTAACCCAGGACTTGCACAGACAATCGAGACCTTTAATAACACCTACGTTAGACGAGGAGAAGTTATTGGAGACTCCAAAAAGCACGCCGAAAAACTCATCGCCTACATCAACCAAAAGTACCAAAAAGAAATCGACAAGCGTAGCACCGAAAAAGGCAAAGGCGCCCAAAAAGCGAAGCGCGACGAAATCCTCAAGTTCTTCAGCAAAGAAAACAAAATAAGTCTCATTAAGATGTTTGAATTGCAGAAATTGATTGTTTTAGTTAAATTAAAACTTATAAATAACCTTAATAGATTAAGTAATATTGGTGCGTTTGTTAAAACTAAGAACGGATACAAGACTACTGGTCAAGAAGGTTATGTTGCAATAGACACACTTGGTGGTGATGCGGTGAAATTGGTTGATCGTATGGAGTTTTCATACAACAACTTTTCACCTGATATATTAAAAGGATGGGATAAACCAAAAGGTAAATAAGATGGCAGATAAACCATTATCGTTTAAAGACTTTTTAACAGTTGACTACAGTCAGACTGGTGAAAGAGTACAAGCGACAAACGCTAAACAGCGTAAAGAAACCGACGAAGCACTTGACTTTCAACAGAGACGTGCCCGCGGTCGTTCGATGAAAAAGAACAAAGCAAAGATAGCGATGGGTCGTAGACGTGCCGCTAAGAAAACTGCTAGTCAAGATGTCCTTAAGAAACGTGCCCGTAAAGGCGCGATCAATCAACTATTCAAAAAATTCGCAAAGGGCACTTCACGTTCTGAGTTGCCAGCATCTCGGCGCCAAGAGATCGAGAAGCGTATCGAGAAGATGAAATCCAAAGTGAATATGATTGCACGTAAGAACTTACCTGCTATTCGCAAATTAGAGAAAGATCGCCGACAGGGTGGAAATACTCCAAAATGATTCCTTCCTTTAAACAGTATCTCGTAGAAGAGAACCGTGAAGTGTTCTTCACATTCGGTCGTATGAATCCTCCTACGATCGGACACGGCAAACTACTGTCAGTACTATCCACTAAAGCGGGCAAGAATCCCTGGTTCGCTTATGTCTCACAATCACAAAACGCAAAGAAAGATCCCTTAACCTACGACCAGAAAGTGAAGCACGTTCGCAAGATGTTTCCTAAGTTTGGTCGTAATGTAATGCTTGATAAGAAAGTACGTACAGTGTTTGATATTGCTGTAATACTATTCGATCAAGGTTTCAATCGCATTACAATGGTTGTTGGTTCGGATCGTGTAACAGAATTTAAGACTCTCCTTGACAAGTACAATGGTGAGAAAGCGCGACATGGTTTCTACAACTTCGAAAAGATTATGGTTGTCTCTGCTGGTGAACGAGATCCTGATGCCGAAGGCGTTGAAGGAATGTCTGCATCCAAGCAACGCGAGAATGCCAAGAACAATGATTTCGCATCATTCTCTCAAGGCGTTCCTAAGTCGATGAATGCGAGAGATGCAAAGCGTCTGTTCAATGATGTTCGCGGTGGGATGGGACTCAAAGAAACAACTACATTTAGAAATCACATTGAACTTGAATCAGTCTCAGAGACACGAGAGAAATTCATTCAAGGTGAGTTATTCAATCTTACTGACAAAGTTATTATCAGCGAGTCAGGTAAGTCGGGATACATTCAGACTATTGGTACTAACTATGTTATCGTAGCATTAGATGAAGGTGGCATTACTCGTCAATGGATAGAATCAGTTGAGTTAGCAGAAGTACCAACAGGTCAGATGATCGATAAGATTAAAGCATCTACTGTATCTAAGAAGCGATATCAGGCAGCACTTAAAGTACTAAAAGATGTTGTTGCTCGTAAGAAGAAAGAAGCGAATGGTAAACCCATGCGTCACGGTATCGAATACTACGCTGGACAAATCGCTAAACAATATGATATTAATTCTCGGGTTCTTGCTACTATGCATGAGACTAATGTTCCTGGATGGGGAACACCAGAAGCAACTAAGAAAGCGAAGAAGTTTGTTCCTGGTCAGAATGAAGCGAAGGGCGACGAAGTTTCCTTAGCAAAAGATACTATCGACCAAGAACTTCAGACAGACAAGATTAAACATGACCGTATTCTTGATCGTGCGAGATTAAACCGCGCTAGACGCAAGAATAAACAAACAAATCCAAAAGTATAAATAGGACATATGAAAACATTTAATGCGCTATCAGAAGAAGTAACTCAAAAGCAACTCAATGATGTTGAGAAGTTTGCGGATCGTATTCTCGCCAAGTTTAATGTAGACATTGAATTTACTCGGCATTTTGCTGATCGTATGAATGATGCTCGAAACAAACCCGCAGTTAGTGTTGCGGAGTTACAGCAGATATTTAAGAAGATTGCAAGAAAGAAAGCAAAGGATATTCGACAGAATCCTGATAGCGAAGCAGTCATAAAAGATATTCAAAAAGACTTGAACTTGCCTGTGGTTATAAGTTATAATAAGAACAAAGAAGAGTTCGAGGTTATAACTAAGACTATTATGCGTAAAAAAGATTTCAAGACCACAAGTAAAGTAATTACTACGGAAGCAAAAAAAATGAAAGATGACCCCTGTTGGAAAGATTACGAGATGGTTGGCACTAAGAAGAAGAATGGTAAAGAAGTGCCTAACTGTGTACCCAAAGAAGATATATCCTCAGAGTCAACTAAGGAATATGGTAAGTCGATGTCCGCAATTGCTCGAAGACGCCAACAGGCAGCAATGAAACCTGGTGAGATGGACAAGTTAAAGCGTCTTAAAGATATGATGAAGAATGCTAATAAGAAAGAATCTGTTGACGAGGTCAAGAAACCAGTATCACAGATGACTCCTGCCGAGAAGAAAGCAGATGCAGAGAGACGCAAAGAATACAAGGCGCATCAGAAGTCAAAGCATGAGTCGGTTGTCCTAGAGTCAACTATTGAAGAAGCAGTACAAGATTGGAAAGTTACAGTTACAAAACCAATCAATAAGTTAAAGAAAGGCGCATCACAATCGGTTAAAGCACGTTCTGCATTCGAAGCAATTAACAAAGCAATAAAACTGTGGGGCGATCCTGCCCTTAAAGCGGCACCAGCAAGTTCGTTTAGTGTTGCTAAAGATAAGTTTCCCACTAACACTAGTGCTACCCAAGGTAAGCGAATGGGAGAGAGGGAGTCTGTCGAAGAAAAGAAAGATTTCTTTAAGTTCCGCGAGACAATGAACAAGTCGTGAAAAAATTTAAATCATTTATAGCAGAAGCATATCAGCAATTCTTGGATAAGTCACCTAGTAACTGGGGTGAGGATAAGGTAGTCGCTTACGGAACCAAGAAAGGTCACAAAGTGATCGGTGTATGTGGTCACGGTAGGGTAGAAGGTATTGTACTGTTCGGTCTGGATGCTGGCGACAAGAAGTATGTCGGTAAGGAAGCAAAGGTCAAGACTGGTCAAACAGTATTCCGTTATGCTACTCGTAATAGTATGGCAGGTGACATCTTTCCTTTAGTTAAGATTGACGTTAAACGTGGTCTACTATATAACCTGTCACAGAAATCGATTGATGGTGAGATTGAACACGCAGAGTTTGAGAGCAAAAGTGTTAAGTTGCGTTATCTGCGTCTTGCCGCAACTGCGAATATTAGTGGCATTACTGGATTCGATCCCGGATTCGGTTCAATGAAAGAATCTGTAGACCTTGATGAAGATTATACATGTGAAGAACTAGAGATCACAGAAGCAGAATATCAGGGTAAATCAGTTACACTAAATAATCCCTTTAGACTGCCTTCTGGTAATAAGAAGAAGTTTGGCGTATACGTTACCAATAAGAAAGGTAATATAGTTAAAGTTACGTTTGGTGATCCTAACATGGAGATCAAACGTGATGATCCCGAAAGACGAAAGTCCTTCAGAGCGCGGCACAATTGTGCTGATAAGAAAGATAAAACCACTCCGGGTTATTGGAGTTGCTATCAATGGAGGGCATCTGCGAAAGTAGATAACTAGATTGTATGGGAAATATGACAAACGCAGATCGACTAGGCAGAATAGAGGACAAGATTGACCAAATGTCCGAAGCAATCATCTCACTCGCAAGAGTGCAGGAGAAAGTATCGGACTTGGAGAATCGAAGAGCGGAGCAACACGAACGTATGAATCAACACTCTAAGAAATTAGATGACATAGATATTAAAGTCACTACGTTGATGGAAAAAGTAAACAACATACAGATGGTGGGACTCGCGGCAGGCGGTCTGATAGCAACAATTTTTTTAGCACTACTAACTGGGCAGATAGTAATCGGCCAATAAACGCAACTGGAGAACAAAATGAATCCCGAGTACATTAAAAATATCGCCCAACTATGGCAAGACGTACAAGAAGGCGAAAAGAAGAAATTAGATCCCGTAGATGATAAAGCGAACGATAAGAAGTTCGTTAATCGTAAAGACAAAGACATTGACAACGATGGTGATGTTGATTCGTCTGATGAGTTTTTGCACAAGAGACGTAAAGCAATCGACAACAAGAAAGACGGTGGAGAGAAACCGGCGACGAATGAAGCGCGTCAGATGAAAGATCCTAAGAAAGATTCTATGGTCACTAAGAACGGCAAGACTATAGTAGTTGATAAGTCTAAGGAAGCAGAATACCTCAAGAAAGGTTGGATTATATCAGAAACACAAGAATCTTGTGGCGATGATAAGAAGATGAAGAAAGAGTCGGACGAAGATATGACTCCTTGTCCTGATTGCGAAGGTTCTACTGATAATCACGATCCTGAATGTCCTAAAGCAGACACAGGTAAAAAGGAAGTAGAAGAAGGCAGAGTGAAAGATCAGTTGATTAAAGATTCCGAGAAGATGTCTAAGAAAGACTTCATTAAGAAGTACGGAAAAGAAATGGCAGATGATCTTTATGAAGCAAAGGAATATTCTAACACTGTTACTCATGCTTATCATGGTTACGGTGAAATTCTGCAACGTACTGATGAAGGCATAGATGTTATGTTTGAACATGGCGTTGAAATGGGTATGAGCGAAGCAACTCTAACATTCCTAGAGACTGTTGCCGCTACTACACTAGCAAAGAAAGCAACTCAAGTTGCTGGCGGTGGAGAGAAGACTGGACAAAATGCTTCTAAAGGCGAGAAAGAATTTGCTGATAAGCATGACAAAGATGATCCAAAGTTAGCGGCAGATGATGCTGATGGACACGAAGATGCTACTAAAGCAGGACGTGCAGTTAAGTCTCAGTCTGGTACTCGTGGTAACGAACCTCGTATCGGCGACAAGACTATTGTAAATCCTGTTAAGGGTGCTGTAACTAAAACTACTGGTAAGGAATAAGATTATGCCTATTAGAGGTCCTAAGAATGCTACCCCAACTCCAATCGGTTGGGTTTCACCAAAAGGCGAATTGCTAAAGAGTCAACGTATTACTTCTCAGCAAATCGCAGAGTTTCGTGGCGATGTTCCAACAACTGCAACTCAGTTAAACGAAGCACCTGTTCACCAGACTTCATTGGGTGCTATGACAGATGTGGAACTAGAAGTAACTTCACTGCATTATGATATCGACTTGTCTTCGGGTATCACCGAAGAGTTAGAAGATTAATATGTCAGAAGAACTAGATAAGATCCATCATCCTGCTGATACCAACGGTGATGGAAAGGTATCAAAAGAAGAAGAAGCAATGTACTTAGAGTTTAAACGTAAAGAACTCGACGATGCTGATGCTATGCGAGACGCGCAACGTAAGATGGCGTGGTTCGCATTGTTCGGTATGTTGTTATATCCCTTTGCTGTTGTACTTGCTTCTCTATTAGGTATCGATACAGCGGCGAAGACTTTAGGTGATATGGCGCCTACTTACTTTGTATCTGTATCATTAATTGTTGGTGCTTTCTTTGGCGCTCAGGCACTGAAGAAATAGAAGTCTATATACTATACCAACATATAGACTATAGCAAATATGAAACTTTTTGAAACACTAGATGAATCTACGTTCCTGATCTTCTCAGCAAAGAATTATTACAATCCTACTTGTATCGATGCTGAGGAGTTCTACGAAGATATAAAACGATTTAAGTATATCAAGCGTCTATTGAACAGACATCTTGATGGTGGTAAACTGTCAGTGAACTTGATATTAAATCATCTCATTGTTGTATTCAATGTGTTTGGTAATGATCCAGGTTTAAAGATGCTAGAGTACAAGTTAGATGACCGTCACTGGTCATCAATCAAACCATTCCTTGTATATCTAAGAGTAATAACAAACGAAACATATACGGGCATTGAAATGGATGCGCGTGTTATCGAAGAGTTGAGAAAGATATGAGTTTAGCAAGTAAAGCGGGTGATCTGCTCTATACGTTTAGATTCTTGAAGATGTTGACTACACCTTGGGATGAGACTGATGCATTTAAATTAGGTCTTATTGATGAGAAAGGTAAGCGAATCAAGAGCGAGAAAGTCGATTCATCTGACAAGAAAACCGCGTTAGGTCCTTTCGTTCGTCTCGTGTTTAATGTCAAAAGAGCAATAGGCAAGATACCTGGTGGCAAGACTACTTTAGGTTCTTATGCGGCAGCACTCTTTCTACTCAAAGAACATTATAGTGTCGGTGAGAATAATCTAACAAGAATATGTGTCGAAGCGGGTATTGATCCACTTGATATGATAGCAGAAGACCATGCTTGGTACGTACTTGAGAACAACCAATTAGCACCAGGAATATATCGCGTAAAGGGTGATAAACTTCTTGGCGAAGGACTCGAAGATGCAGTTCGTGCTAAAGACCAAATTCGTATACTTGACGAATCATTTCCAGTCGGTGATGTGTTCGGCATGAACGTGTATGAAGCAATGCACCTAACTACTAACAAGATGGTGTATATCACACTAGGAGAAATCTACAAATGAAATCGTTCAAAGAATTTATGGTAGAAGAACCTACAGTCTCCACTGGTCCCGGTATCGCAGGCACAAGTCCTGGTGATCCTGCTGACTGGACATACGGAAAGAAGAAAAAGCGTAAACCCCTAACTCGTTCTTTTATAGAGATAATGGGCAAGCGTAAAAAACTTATCAAATAAAACCTCGAAATAGATTGACATCATCTCGATTGTAGTGTACAATAAGCACTATATAAACGACTAGACCCAAAAATAAAATAATAGATGAGTAGAATTAATGCCAGTAAAAATTGACAAAAAGCGTGATGCACTATTAAAAGATTACGCAGTAGGTATGTTGAAAGACTTCTACTTAAATGATAATGAAAATTCTCCGCAAGAAGCATTCGCTAGAGCGTCAACAGCATGGTCAAGATACGAAGGACAATTGGACGAAGCATTAGCACAACGACTCTATGATTTTGTTTCGAAGAAGTGGTTTATGTTTGCTAGTCCTGTACTATCTAATGCGCCTACTGATAAGAAGAAAGATAAAGGGATGCCTATCTCATGCTTTCTAACTTATGTTCCAGATACATTAGAAGGACTAATTGGTCACTCATCTGAGTTAAGATGGTTGTCAGTATATGGTGGTGGAGTTGGTGGTCATTGGAGTGATGTACGTACAGTATCAGATGTAGCACCTGGTCCTATGCCATTCTTACATACTGTCGATGCTGACATGATTGCATATAAACAAGGCAAGACTCGCAAGGGTTCTTATGCCGCATATATGGATGTAAGTCACCCTGACATTATAGAGTTTTTGAACATGCGTGTGCCTACGGGTGACGTACAGCGTAAAGCATTGAACTTGCATAATGCAATCAATATTACTGATGAGTTCATGGAAGCGGTTACCAAGAATCTTTCGTTCGATCTACGTGATCCGAAAGGACAAAAAGTTAAAGAATCAATCAATGCTCGTAAGTTATGGGAACGTATTCTTGAGACTCGATTCAGAACAGGCGAACCTTACTTAAACTTTATTGACACTGCTAACAGAGACTTACCTCAACCATTGAAAGACCTTGGTCTGAAGATTAATGGTTCGAATCTCTGTAATGAAATTCACTTACCCACATCGAAAGACCGAACTGCTGTATGTTGTTTGTCTTCATTAAATCTGGAATACTATGATGAATGGAAAGATACGACTATTGTTCGTGACCTTATTCGTATGCTTGATAACGTCTTGCAGTACTTCATTGACGAAGCACCCAACACAATTGAACGTGCAAAATATAGCGCCGCAAGAGAGAGATCGCTCGGACTTGGAGCGATGGGATTCCATAGTCTATTGCAACGACACGGTGTTGCATGGGAGTCACAGGCAGCGCGGGAAATTAACGATGCTGTGTTTAAACACATTAATACCCAAGCGATTCTGGAGACTGAAGTCTTGGCACAAGAGAGAGGTGAATATCTCGATGGTCAGGGAAGTGGACGGAGAAATAGTCATCTCATGGCAGTGGCACCCAACGCTTCAAGTGGAGTAATACTAAGTACTAGTCCTTCGATTGAACCAAGTAAAGCAAACGCATACACACACCGTACTCGTGCTGGATCGTTTCTTGTTAAGAATCCATACTTGATTCAATTACTGATAGATAAGGGTGAAGATAACGAGTCTAACTGGACAAGTATCATCACCAACAAAGGTTCTGTTCAACACTTACCGTTTATGACTGAAGGCGAGAAAGCAATCTTCAAGACTGCGCAAGAGTTAGATCAGAACTGGGTAGTTCAACACGCAGGTGAACGTCAGAAGTATATCTGCCAGGGTCAGAGTGTTAATCTATTCTTTCCAGCAGGTACTCCTAAGTCGTATGTAAATAAAGTACATATCAATGCATGGAAACTAGGACTGAAAGGACTGTACTATCTACGTACAGAAGCGAAGTCTCGTGCAGAGAATGTATCAGAAAAAGTAGAAAGAGTAGCACTAGAAGGTGATAAGCGAAACGTAGTATATTCTAAACCAGATTGTCCATTCTGTCAATTGGCGAAAGAAGAAATGAGACTACGTGGTATTCCATATGATGAAGTTAATCTAACTGAGGTAGGTAAGACAGCGGCAGAAGTAACTGGTCGTAAAGATGTTAAAACAGTTCCACAGATATATATTGGTGGAGAATACATTGGTGGGTATGAAGACCTTATGTCATACCTAGATAAAGAAGTTGAAAACGACGGCGATGACGAATGTCTCGCTTGTTCAGGATAAGAGAGTAGATTAATGGCATTATTAGAATTCAGTAAAAGTTACAAACCATTCGCCTACCCATGGGCAGTGGACTTGACAAAGAAACATGAAGAGATACATTGGGTAGAAGACGAAGCAGAGTTAAGCGAAGACGTACAAGATTGGAAAACTAAGTTAAGTGAAGAGGAGAAGGAGTTTGTTACACAGATTCTACGTCTATTCACACAGTCAGATGTTCAAGTAGGCGAGAACTACCACGAGTTATTGATCCCTAAGTTTAAGAACAATGAGATCCGTAATATGTTATCGTCCTTTGCTAATCGCGAAGGTGTACATCAACGTGCATATGCTCTGTTGAATGATACGCTTGGATTACCTGACGAAGACTTCCACAAGTTTCTTGAATACAAAGCGATGGCAGAGAAACTGGACTTCATGAAAGAAGGCAGTATCAATACACATACAGGTCTTGCACTAGTATTAGCACAATCAGTATTCAACGAAGGTATGAGTTTGTTCTCTTCGTTCGTTATGCTATTGAACTTCCAGCGTTTCGGTAAGATGAAAGGCATGGGTACTATTGTTGAGTGGTCTATTCGTGATGAGACTCTACACGTACAAGGCAACGCTAAGTTGTTCCGTGAGTTCTGCGAAGAGCATCCACGTATTGTCAATGACGAATTGAAGTCAAAGATTTATGAGATGGCAAAGAATGCTGTTAAGTTAGAAGATAAGTTTATTGACTTAGCATACAACAACCACGAGATCGAAGGTCTTGCAAAAGAAGATGTTAAGCAATACATTCGACACATTGCAGATCGACGCTTGTTACAACTAGGCATGAAACCTAAGTTTAAAGTAAAAGAGAATCCATTACCTTGGTTGGACTGGGTACTCAATGGAGCATCTCATGATAATTTCTTTGAGAAGCGAGTCACTGAATACTCTGTAAATGGTATGGACGGTGATTGGGGATGGGATGAAGAAGGAGTGCCCACATGATGGAAGACACCCGTAGATTTATGACTGAATGTCCTGTATGTGATAGTAACTGTTTCATCGATGTGTTAAACGTCGATGAGGCAGTGATATACTGTCCCATGTGCGGAACTGAAGCAGAAGTGGAAGAGGTTTTTATAGAAGACTAAATAGTGTTATCTTCAATCAAGGTAGCACTACATGAAACCCACTATAGCATTGTATGAGGGTCATGATACTAATCTAACAGTATATGACCCTAATACCGACTCGTTCTACATATATGAATTTGAACGTGTTTCAGGTATTAAACACCACAACATAAAAAACCGTAAAGGTAGCAATGGTTTATCTACCAGCGCAAATGTTCAATATCTACAGATTATTCTGAATCATCTTAAAGAAGTTCATGGCATTGAAAATGACTTCGACACATTTATCTTCAAACCCATTTGGTGGAATGTGTCATACATTGACCGCAGTATTATCAATTCAGACAAAGAGATTTTACCAGTCATCGATCACCATGATGCTCATGCATGGTGTGCATATGGACAAGCACCTGAATCGTTCGAGAACACTGCTTGTATAACTTATGATGGTTGGGGCGATAACACCGCATTCAAGTACTCGTGTTTCAAAGGCATCAATCGACATTCAGTTGAACCCATGTGTTATAATTTCTCGATGGTCTACACTGCTATGGCACACTCTCTCAAGATATTACATGGTACTATGGATCTTGATCTCCCGGGTAAACTAATGGGATTATCTGCATACGGTGAAGTGAATCGCACGTGGTCAGATATAATGAAAGATTCTATCAAATCAGACTGGTGGAAATATAAACTAAGCAATGAAGCAGGATCTAAACCACCTGTCACCTGGGACGACTCACAAAATCCATTACTTGTGATGAGAAAACAGATCAATCCGTGTATTCAGACAACTGATTATAACATAAAACTAGAGAACACTAAAGCATTCGCACTCGCTAGTTCTGCGCAGATTGCATTCGAAGAAGGTATCGTCGAAACTATTAAAGAAGAGTTCCTTGATAAGATTGAAGCGCACGATAACAATCTGATAATATCTGGCGGTAGTGCATTAAATGTTCTTGCTAACGAAGCAATCAAACGTGCATTTCCTGATGTCAACATATACATCCCACCAAACTGTCATGATGGCGGTCTAAGTTTTGGTATGTTATACGAACATCTAAAGACTACTAAGAAATACGATGTCACTCAATCTGGTCCAAGAATATTTGATTACAAATATATGGATCCGATGATTAAACTATACGGCGCAAAGAAAGTCAGTATTAATGATATTGCAGACTTACTTAAAGAGCAGAAGATAATAGGGATGGTGATTGGTAACATGGAAGTAGGACCGAGAGCATTGGGTAATCGTTCTATACTATGTGACGCATCTAATCCTAAGATGAAAGACACCCTCAATTGTCGTGTTAAGTTCCGAGAGTGGTTTAGACCTTTCGCTCCTATATGCAGAAAGGAAGATGCACCTAAGTATTTCTACTCACCAAACTTTGATAACATGGAATGCATGCAATTCGTCGCGGATGTGTTGCCAGAGTATCAAACTAAACTATTCTCTGTAACACACTACGACAATACTGCCAGACTTCAGGTGGTGACGGAGGAGAGCAATGCTGCAATCTATGACATACTGACAGCGTTCGATGGAGTACTAATAAACACTTCCTTGAATGTTCAAGGTAAACCTATTCTAAATACCTTTGATGAAGCATTTCATGTTTTACAACAGACAGGCCTAGACCATATAGTGGTAGAGTATGAAAATGATTATTGGTTATTCTAAGGAATTATAACAGATGTGGAATATGAATGAAAGTGTATTCGAACCCAGCGAAGAGTTTTTAAAAGACTATGTTGGATTTGTGTATCGTATCACTGAGATAGATACAGGTAAGATGTATATAGGAAAGAAGTTCTTCTGGAAACCCAAGACACTGCCTAAGAACTCTGTACGTAAAAGAAAGATAAAAATGAAAGTTCCTTCGGACTGGCAGAAGTATTATGGTTCGAGTGAACATCTATTAGAGTCAATCAAGAGAACTGGCGTTGATAACTATCACCGTGAAGTTCTAAAGTTATGCACAACTAAAGGCGAATGCTCCTACTATGAAGCAAAGTTACAATTTGAATACGATGTCCTACTCGACGAACAATACTACAATGCGTTTATCGGTTGCAAAATACACGCAAAGCATTTGCCCAAACCCGCTATCGAAATACGAACAGCAGAACCTTGGTTCAATAGACCTTAAACTATGAGGAATCTAATCGCCGCTAATTGGGGTCATGACGCCTCACTATGTTTCTGGAATGATGTTGCAAAAACATTTCATACTATTGAGATAGAAAAACTTGTAGGTATAAAACACTACAGAGGTCACGCACGTAAGGATGAAGAACTAGAGATTCTTAAAAGGTGTGCTAAGATAGCAGAAGAAGAGTTTGGCATACCCAACGACTATCACTGCATCATTCGTGGCAATCTATTGAACGATATCAAGAAAGAACAGATTGAAAATGGCACGGGTCGTTTGACAGATAATAAAGTTTCTGATGATATGATGCTCGATGTTGATAACATTAATGCTGTATTTAATACTAAGAATATTGATATTACATATCGACATCATGAAGCACACGCATGGAATGGATTCGCTCCTTCGGGATTCGACAAAGCAGTCATACTTACTATGGATGGTGGTGGTAACGATGGGTTCACTCATTTGTTCACTGCTGAAAATCCTAATAAACCTCTGACAAGTCATACACGAATACATGGAGTTCAAGCGCATGGCAGAAACTATACTCAGGCATGCCTATGGTCGTTATACAGTATAATGCAAAGCACCGACTGTTCGTTAGATGTTGCGGGTAAAGCAATGGGAGCATCGTCGTACGGAAACACTGAAAGCGATCCCTATTCGACTGCAACGAAACTGTTTATGAGAAGTACGACCGCTTGGAATAACTTTAGTCCTGGCAGAATGCTGTACGAGAAACATTACAACCAAACTTTGAAAGACGGTACTAACAGTAAGATTAAGTTTATCGAAGCGTTTAGTACTTCGCCTGAAGTGTACAATCCCTATAAACTATTTGTGGATGAGATTGATTGGCAAACAGAATGTGATATGGCAAGAGGCATTCAAGATGCGTTTGTTAAAGATGCTATAAAATGGTTCAAAGAGATTATGAGGGTTAGAAACGTAAACCTAGATGACTACGACAGAAATGTGGTGTTCTCTGGTGGTAGTGCGTTAAATGTGCTGTTCAATGATATACTACAGCGAGAGATGAATATCAATCTATTCGTACCGCCTAATCCAGCAGACCAAGGAATTCCCTACGGTATGCTAGTGCAATGGATGGTCGATCATGCTACACAATACTCGCGTGAAGAAACTACGTACTCTGGTCAAAAGATACAAGACATGGAGGACTTACAGAAATATTATCATTCACACAAAGGCAGAATGACAACTATTGCAGATGTAGCAAGCATACTGAAAGATGATAAGATTGTCGGACTCGTGCAAGGTGGCATGGAAGTAGGTGCGAGAGCGTTAGGCAATCGTTCTATACTTGCTGATCCAAAGGGCGCAGATAAGAAAGACAAAGTTAATGCAGTAAAGAGACGCGAAGCATACCGTCCGTTCGCGCCAGTATGTAGATTAGAAGATGTAGAGACTTACTTTGACTCAGTTCGTTATGACAATCTATCTTATATGAATTTTGCGATAAAGACTCGTGAAGAACATATAGATAAGTTAAGAGCAGTTACTCATGTTGATGGGACAGCAAGAGTACAGACAGTTACTAAAGAACAGAATACAATACTACATGATTTATTAAGTGAATTTGATGGTGTATTATTGAACACTTCTTTCAATGTGAAAGGATCTCCAATACTAAATACACTTAAAGAAGCGTTCTATATGCTTGACGAAACCACACTCGATCATCTGGTAGTAGTAGATGAACATAACACAATATGGATTTTTTAATGTTAAAATTTCAACAGTACATAAACGAACAAGCAATAATCGAACAAGCAGAACTAGACCTAATCAACGAAGGCGTAAATGATCCTGCAATCTTTAAAGCAGTGTTTCTTGCTGGTGGTCCTGGTAGTGGCAAGTCGTTCATTGTTGGCAAAACTGGATTAGGTAGTTTTGGATTTCGTGTAGTCAACTCTGATGATGCATTTGAAAACTCTATGAAGAAAGCAGGCATGGAGATGAATCCGGATAACATCTTCTCTGTTAAAGGACAAGAACTACGTGGTAAAGCAACTAAGTTGACTGCCGCTAAACAAGAGATGTATCTTAAAGGTCGTCTCGGTATTGTTATTGATGGAACTGGTAAAGACTCTGCTAAGATTAAAGCGCAAAGAGCAAAACTAGAGAAGATGGGATATGATACTGCACTGATTCTAGTTAATACAAATATCGACACCGCTGTTGATCGTGACGCACAACGTAAACGCTCTATTGGTAAGAAGATGCTTACCCCGATGTGGCAGGCAGTGCAAGATAATATTGGAACATACCAGCAAATGTTTGGTCAAGAGAATACCTTTATCGTAGATAACAGCAAAGGCAAAGACTTCACAAAAGAAACTATGGCAGCGTACAAGGGTATTGGAGCGTGGTCCAAGAAACCAGTTAAAGATTCTCGTGCTAAGAAGTGGATTAAATCCGAGTTGAAAAATAAGACTAGATAATAGTAAGAAATAGGTTGACAGGCGTGCTATGAACGTGTATAATACACTTAGTACGTTTTTAATTGAATAAGATGATAGGTTGTTAGTAATATGAGTTATGGAAGAAAGAAAGAAGTATATCAAATACTTAAACTAGTTGAATCAGCAAAGTCTCGTAACGACAAGATCCAAGTCTTGCGTGATAACAATATAATGGCACTACGAGATGTACTTCAAGGTACATTCGATCCCACTATCAAATTCAAATTGCCAGAAGGCACACCTCCGTTTACTGCAAATGAAGAAAACACTGCACCCTCATCATTACTAAGGCATCATAGATTCTTTAAGTATTTTGTTGAGGGAGTTGGTGAGTGTGAAAAACTCACAAACCTCAGGCGTGAGAAAATGTTCATTGAAGTACTCGAAGCGATTCACCCACAAGATGCCGAAATTGTAATCAAAATGGTTGCAAAGAAAACCCCATTGAAAGGATTGACCAAGAAATTGGTACAGGAGGCAATGCCTGATTTGATCCGATAATTTGTCATGTTGAAGTTTAATTAACTAACCCCCTAACGGAGTACGCCTATGGTAGAAAGAAATCAGATAGCAAGGTTAAGAAAAGATTCTCAAGAACTTGGACACTATATCCATAAATTGAATAAGAAAGGAAATGCAGATAAAGCGTATAAAATCGCCAAACGGCAATCTTTTCTCAATCAGGTAATAGAGTCATTCGAGACTTCAATAGCAAAATAAGGGGGTGATCCTATCTCTTTGGAGTAATTACAGTTACTTCATCGTATGTTTTAGGATAGCGTCTCAAGGATGAGACATATCTTTTTTATACATAATGTAAACTATAAGAAACAATGTACAGGATAAGAAACAAATAATGCCTATTTACACAATGAAAAACATTAATACTGGCGAAACAGAAGATATGTTTATGTCTATAGCAAACATGGAAACATTCGTGGCAGAAGGTACTCACACACAAGTTATGAGTGCGCCTGCTTTAGTAAGTCATACAGGTAACATCATCAATAAGACATCTGGTGATTGGAAAGAACATCTTACTCGCTGCCAGAAAGCGGCAGGGACTCACATTCCTAATACTATAAAAGTATAATATGAAATCAAAACAAACTAAAGGTCAGTTCATTACAGCGGCACCGGCACGTCGACCCAGAACACTTCGTCTCTGCGACTTGATGACTATCGATCCTCTTACAGATAAGCAGAGAGATACGTTTGAAGCATATAAGTCTGGTGATCATCTAGCACTCGTAGGAACAGCAGGAACAGGTAAGACATTTCTTGCTCTATATCTTGCGTTCGAAGAGATGATGAATAAGTCAACAATATACGAATCAGTTAGAATCGTTCGCTCAGTTGTACCTACAAGAGATGTTGGTTTCTTGCCAGGAACACTAGAAGAGAAACTTGATGCGTTCACAGGACCTTATCGTTCTGCTTGTGCTGAGTTGTTCGGAGACGGTGAAGCGTATGATAAACTGATTGATGCCAACCAATTAACATTCGAGTCTACATCATTTATTCGTGGTGTCACATATGATAACTCTATTGTTATTGTCGATGAGATGCAGAACTTAAACTTTCACGAGTTAGATTCTATCATCACACGTATCGGTCAAAACAGTAAGATTATATTTGCAGGTGATTATCTGCAATCAGATTTCAAGAATAAGAATGAAAAAGAAGGGGTTAATAAATTCCTAAGTATACTTGAGAACATGAAACATTTCAGCATAGTTACATTTACTTGGGAAGATATCGTAAGGTCTGACTTCGTGAGAGACTATATAATGACTAAAGAACATATGGGCATAACATAATGAACAGAACAAATTTATTTGAACAATTAAAAATCGACGAAGGTGTCAAGTACGAAGTGTACAAGGATCATCTTGGTTATCCAACATTTGGTGTAGGTCACTTAATTTTAAAAGATGACCCCGAATATGGATTCGAAGAAGGCACTCCTATCTCAGAAGAACGTGTTGTTGAAGCGTTTAAATATGACAGTGAGTTAGCAGAGTCAGAGTGTGTTGCACTATTCGGTAACGGATTCATGTTGTGGCAACCAGAAGTACAAGAAATCTGCATTAACATGATGTTCAACTTAGGTCGTACTCGACTAAGTAAGTTCAAGAACTTCAGGGCAGCACTTAAAGATAAAGACTTTGCACGAGCGGCAGTAGAAGGTCGTGATAGTCTATGGTACAGACAAGTAGGCAATCGTGCCGAGCGTCTGATGGTTAGATTGGAAGCACTAGGATAATAGTAATGGCAAAGTACGGTCGATTCGATCCCCGTAATAAGAAGAAAGAGCAGAAGTCTGGTAAGAAAGTAAGAACACCACAGGATGCTATGAATTTTATTAACTCACTTGATAAGAGGTCTTTCTCGGAGTCTACTACAGATCAACGTGAACAAAAGTAATGCCGTTACAAGAGTACGTCGATCCATGGAAAGGACTGTCTTTTCTTTTTACAGATACTAATACTGTAGATTGGAAGGGCACCATTGGTGTCGGCGACATACTCTTTGGTCTTAATGCTGTACATATGCTCACACATCTAGCACGAAAGTCTGGTCGCGATGTGCCATTCACTACGATGAATGTGCATTGGAATCACAGCGAAGACCACCTCCATCACTTCGAAGATCCCGAAACTATCATTGAGCGAACTGATTACATTCATTCGTTCTATCACGATAAAGAATCCGTAAAGATTAATCATATCTTTAACTCCACTGACAATGAGATTGAACGTCTACGTCATAGAGGACTACAACGTAAGTCTGGTGCGAGAGATGTGCTAGATGGTATCCCGTCATGGATGTTCAGACGCGATTGCTGGCACGATTCAAGTGAAAGCAAGAAGATCGTATTCTGGAGACCATTCGTACTTAATGCGGAGATCCCACGTGGGTGGAAACGAACCTTTCAACCCGAAGACTGGGAAAGAATACTCGACATACTACGCGCCAAAGGTTATGAACTTATTGAGTTGTCGTACCGCACCCCCGTAAGAGAAGCATTCTATCATATCAACACTTGTCGTTTTGGTATATTCTACGATGGCATGTGGCAGTACATTGCAAAGAATCTATGTAAACCTGTTGTAGCATTAGGCGACAATGGTATCATTCACATACACAATCCGCAGGGCGTCAACTTCAAGTTACCTAAACCTGATGCTGGCGGTGGTACTGTATTCTCTTATCTTGAGGGTTTAGATAAAGGAAATCAAAATCACATGGATCGTCGTGCAGAGAAATATCGAGATTTTATACTAAATGAGTTGCAAGTTGAAGACATTTAGTGTATACTATACATAGTAGTCTATAACGTAATAAAGTGAATTAATATGAAAATCGATAGAGCAGTAATTGAGATTGAAGGTGCATGTAACTTCTCATGTACCATGTGTCCACAAGACAAGCGCAACGAACAGGGCGGGCGACACAAAGACTTTCTTCGTAAGATGAATCTATTGGAGTTTGAGGACTACGTAAGAGATTGCGCACAGCATGGTTTACGTGTAGTTAATCTTGATGGTTCTGGCGAAGCAACAATTCTACGAACACTTCCTGAATACATTAAGATTGTTAAGAGATACAATGCTGAGTGCGTTATCTTCTCTAACGGTTTTAAGATGCATGGTCAATTCATGCGCGACTGTGTTGATGCAGGACTCGACTTCTTTAGATTCTCGTTCATCGGTTCTAATCCAGAAAAGTATGATGAGTGGATGTATAACACACGCGGATCTAACTATGAGTTCATTAAGAAGAACATCCGCGAGATGCGCGACTATGTTAAGTCATCGGGTTCTACTTGTACCGTAGCAACATATCATCTTATCACTGACAACGACAACTACGAGAACGAACTTGCTGAGTATAAAGCAATCGTTGAAGAGTTAGATGTTAAGACTGAAATCTGGAAGATGCACAACTGGTCAGGCGTATATGAGTTAGATGTTAATGCTCGAAAGGGTGAAGTTAAAACATGTGGTCGACCATTCTCACCTGATGTTGTGATTCGTGCTGGTGGTTTAGATGGTAACAGAGGTGCAGTTGCGCCATGTTGTCAAGTATTAGGTCGCGACGAAGAAGCAGTTCTTGGTCATTGTTCTGAGAATACTATCGAAGAGATTTGGGATGGACCTGCTTACACCGAGTTAAGAGACAATCATACTACGGGCGACTATCCAGATTACTGTAAGTCGTGTGACTTTTTACTTGACGATCCAGAAGTTTTAGTCTATAGTAACCATGAACGTGATCTACACCAGATGTACGGCACTGAATTTAGTCTTGAGGAATTTCGATGAAACCAGATGTTCATATGATTACTATTACTGGCAATTCTATATCAGAACACTATCGCGATCTTGTTAAACCGTCATGGGAAGATGCTGGTTGGAAAGTTTTAAACTTCGAAGCGTTAGTTCCTGAGGACTGTGTGAATGTGAAAATCTTACCCTTAGGTGATAAACGTCGAGGCGCTAAGATAGTTGGATTTACTGAAACAGAGATAGCAGTTTGGTACAGTCATTACTATGCTTGGATGCTATGTCGTAAGTTAGATAAACCTATCATCGTAGCAGAGCATGACATTCTATTAGAACAAGATATTGATCCAGATGTGTTCAATCATCCTATTGCCTGCTTGTCTCATGTCACACGAAGAAATGGTGATCATGCTAAACTCGCGGGTGGTGCATATTATATTACGCCAGCAGGCGCAAAGAGATTATGTGCAATCAAAGACCATAAGAAAGACTCTGTTGATTATAACTCTGATGCTTGGATACATCGTATTTGTGATACTTACGGTAAATGGTTTATGATGACAACTATACAAGTGCAAGACCAAGAAGTTGGTGTTACAGTTGAGCATAGAAAATGAAAAGATTAATATATCAAGTAGCAGTAGGCAAACCTTCGAAGTTATATGCAACGTGTATAGAGACAGTCTCCTTATATTGCGAACGTCATGGTATAGAGCATATCGTACAGACAACTCCTAAACTTAGAATCAAACCCGACATCTTTACCACGGGTCGTAGCACTGAGTCATACAGTAAACATGGTGGTTTTCTACCTATCTTCGAGAAAGAGAATGCGTTCGATCTCCTCGATTCTTATGACCAGATTGCTATAGTTGATGCTGACATATTCATACGTGAAGACGCTCCTAATATCTTCGATGATTTCGGAACAGATCGTGCGTTCGGTGCAGTCATTGAGCGAGAGATGCCTATCACTAGAGAGTATCAGAACAAGATACAAAACTACTCTAATATGCAGTACGCTGGATTACACACACCTCAAGTTGACTTCAAACCTAACAGATTAGGATTCGAGTTCGCTAACATGGGTCTAATTCTACTGAACAGTAAGTTGTTTAAACCTTATCTTAAAGGACAGACAGCAAAACAGTTTCTAAATCGTATTGAGTTTAAACCATTCGTTGATGGTGTCAATGCTTGGAAATGGTCTACAGATCAGACTCTATTGAACTATTTCATAAAAAAAGAGAAGGTTTCGTTTAAATCGCTTGACTTTAGATGGAATGGTCTGTATACTGTAAATACAAAGATAACTGAATGCTACTTCGTTCACTTCTTTCTGAAAGATAAACTGCCGAATGGTGGTGAGAATGTAAGCGAGTTAATAGGAAACATATGAAGTCATACGAAGATAAAACCCAGAAGTACAGTACGTGGGGAGATAAACTTCTCCAACACGCTGACCTTCTGGCGTCCATACAGATAGAAGATAAGTTTAAACCAGTTACAGTTCAACTGTCGCTATGTGAGATGTGTGACAGTGATTGTCCGTTCTGCTCTGTTGCGGCACGACCTCTGAAGAGTTACATCCCATGGGAGCAAGTGAAACAACTTCTGCTTGACTTTAAAGATTTGGGTGCTAAGAGTATCGAGATTACAGGTGGTGGTAATCCAATGCTGTATCGCGATAAAGAGACCAAGAAGAATATTAACGATGTGATTAAGTTCTGCAACGAATGTGGATTCGATGTTGGTATTATTACTAACACAGAGAAACTTGAACGTCATCTTAATCCCGAAGTATATCCAATGATTAACTGGATTCGTATCTCACTGATTAAGTTAGATGAGCGAACTGCACCAGAGAAGTATGATTTCGGATCATTCCCTCACAGCAAGTTGGGATTCAGTTACATAATCTACGATAGCACAGGCGATGGACCTGATGTATTATCTCGCACGAACAAACCTTATCAAGGCACTACAGTAGAAAGCATCGAACGTATTGCTAAACTGATTGAGTTGAACCCTGGTGTTAAGTTCTGTCGTATTGCAGGCAACTGTTTATTGTCAGGACACAACACAGAGATACGTGGTAGATTCGGTGCTATCATTGATGCGCTTGACAAACACGACAAGTTCTTTATCAAAGAGATATGGGATCAAGATAAACCATTCTCTGACGGTTGTTACGTAGGACTAGTTCGACCATACATTGCACCACACCCTGACGGTGGCACATATCAAGTTTATATTTGCACAAGTCATGTACTAGAGAATCGAATCTATGATTTGGACTATTCTCTTGGTGATATTAAAGATATCAAAGCAATATGGAACAAGGCGAATCTACTGTACGCAAAGACAGGCAACCCGTATGAAGTACGTGGTAACTGTGGTGATGACTGGGACAAGTCATGCGTGAAGTGCTTCTACTATAACAATAACAAACTACTACATACAGTAGCGCAACCAATGGAAGACCCTAACTTTCCGTGAGACATGAAACAGGGATGTTCATTTTGCGAATGATGTTGATTGTCTGGTTATCGATAAGTGTTGATGGCGAAGATGATCTTTACGGAGTACTCTCCTCAATAAGAAGACTCCAAGAGTGTAAGAAACTAGTAACTATACAATAGGTGATGATGTGGCATTTGACAAGACGTACTACGAAACAAACAACTATACGAACTATCTCGAAAGAGGTGATCGTTATCAACAAACTGCCGCAGAGTTGCTGGCACACTTAAAGACCATGAACTTAGATCATGGACCCTTTCTCGACTTCGGTTGTGCTGTAGGGTTTCTACTTCAGGGTCTAAAGAATCTAAGACCTGATGAGGAGATGTACGGTGTTGACATCTCTGAATATGCTCGTGAAGTATGTAAGGAGAAAGAACTCACTGCATTAGCAGAAGTGGAATTCGCTAAGAGTCACGGTGTTGTATTTGCTATGGATGTATTCGAGCATATGCCTATCGATCAACTCGACCTATTCTTCAATCTTATTAAAGCAGAAACTATCGTATTTCGTATGCCGGTACCTGCCGCCGAAGGCGAAGATTACTACCTTGATGTATCTCGTGCTGATCCTACACATCTTATTAAGTGGACTAAGGACGAGTGGAGAGAATTCTTTGTAGAGAATAACTATATTCCTCTTGACTTAAACCTCTCAACGGTGTATAATAGTACTGGAGTCTACACTGGATTAGCGATTAGAGTTAAATAATGTACAACGCATTTAAAATAGAAAGAATCTTTACCAACGATGATATATATCATTTGAGACATCTATTCCATTCCTGTGAAGAGAGTTTAGCACATCAAGATTATAATCTCTATGATGTTGATAAACGTATTATTCCAAACTCTGCTACACATCCTCTGTTACAAAAACTAAATGAGTATATGGACTTAACTCCTATGTCTCATTATTTTGTTAAGTATACACCAGAAGCATTCACTAGTCTGCATACAGATGATGACGGCGTAGTAAAGTTGACTGTCGTAACATTGCTTGAGGATATGGATCTAGTAGGTGGTGAAACACTGGTGCTTGATCGTTATGTTAAAAGTGCTAGACCTAAACATAAGTATGCAAAACGTGGTAAGATGGGAGAAGCACCAATTGGTACGTCACTCATTCCTATTATCGCTAGAATGACCCTGGGTGACTCGATCATCTATGACAATGCAATTAAGCATGGCGTTTGTCAAGTTGAGAAGGGTTATAGATTAGTATTAGTTAGTTGGTATAAAGAACATGATTAAGATTGCACACCGTGGTAATGTAAGTGGACCTAATCCTGGTCGCGAGAACACATCTAAGTATGTTGATGAAGCAATTGTATTAGGATATATCGCTGAAGTGGATATATGGAAAGTCGGTGATAGATTATATATGACACATGAATGCAAGTTGAACGATAGAACTGAAATCAACATTGAATGGTTAAAGTCACGAAAGAATGAACTTGTTATACACTGTAAAGATATTATTGCATTACAGTTTTTCTCGTGTTCACTTGAAGACTGGCACTTCTATTATCACGAGAGTGACGCATATACTCTAACAAGTGCTAATTGGATTTGGGCATTTCCCGGGAGTCCTGTTCACCCATATAAACCTAAAGACATTTACAATTCTGCTGATTGTGTTTCTATATGCAACTTACCAGAACTGAGTGACCAAGATGTATCTCTGTTTGCTGGTGTATGTTCTGATTACATAGAGAACTATTAATGAAAGTCTATTGTATTTACACAGAGAAAGATCCTCGATCTAAGCAGGGATTGCAAAGGTGTAAAGATTCTGCTAAGAAGCACGACATCGATCTTATATCATATCCCTGCATACACTTCTCTGACTTAAAAGAAGTTTGGAAAGAGCATGACATCAAAGCAAAGTATAAACCAATCCCAGGACAACAGACGTACTTTCCCGAGAAGTTAGCACCACAGACTAGGGTAGCAAACGGCACTACTCATTATATGTTGTATAAGAAGTGTGTCGAATTGAACGAACCTATTGCTATACTAGAACACGATTCATTTTTTGTCGCACCTCTTCCTACAGATTTACCTCCTAACATAGATGAGGCGATTATTCAAATATCATCACATTCTGCGATGCAACTTACTCCTACTATGTTGAAGGGTTGTGGTCGTGCTAATAAGATGAGAAAATATGGTACGACACAAAAACCATATCGCGACTGGACTGGAGAGCGAGGTGTTATATCTCATCCTCTATCAGGCACAAACGGCACTAGTGGTTACATAATAGGTCCCGTGGCAGCACAGCGAATGATTGACTATATAAATGTAGAAGGTATAGGATTTGCTGATAGATTACGTGAAGATCATATTGGCGAAGGAAATATTCACTTACAAGTTCCGCAGAGCGTACTCTGTCCGAACGATATTAAATCAGCGAGACTGACATGAACATGAAAGACATCTTTTTAAAGAACGGCAGTGATAAAGGCGTTACTGGTAAATACCCACACCACTATCACACAGTGTATGAGTCAGTATTCGAATCGCGTCGGAACGAACCTATTAAGATATTAGAGGTAGGTATTTGGAAAGGAACGAGTCATCAATCATGGTTAGATTACTTTCCCAATGCAGAAGTCTATGGCATTGACATATTTACTCGTGTACAACCCGAAGACGTTCCTGCACTACAGGACGATCGGTGCCACTACATCAAAGCAGACAGTACAGATCCTAGAATACAAGGTCATATTGAAGCGGCATGGGGCAAAGATATTACGTTTGACTTTATCATTGATGATGGTTTACATACACCCAGTGCAAACAAAAAGACTTTCGAGAACCTATGGGAGTATACAGCAAAGGGCGGCAGTTTCTTAATTGAAGATGTTTGGCCGATCAACAAGATGACTTTCGATGAAGCGAGGAATCCTTGGTTACAGAAAGCAGTATACAGTCCAGTATTCTATGACATGTTCCTCGAGGCATTGCCCGAAGGATACGTAGAATACGATTGTCGATATACGAGCGGTGTTCCTGATAGTTATATTATAGAGATAAAAAATGATTGAAGGTTACGTAATAACACTGAGTGATAATCCTACATCTTGGCATTCAAGCGATAGACTCATTGCTAGTTCAGAGAAAGTAGAGAACGAGTTTACGATTCATAAGACTCAAGCAATCACGCCTGATCGTGTGACAACATTGATGAAACAGCATCGACTTCATTGGAACTACCCTTGGCAAGGATCACAACTTGATTTGCAGTCTGGTCTTACGAAGTCTGCTTATCAAACTGTTGATCCCAATAAGAGAATCGCTTGCTTTCTGTCACACTATCTGCTATGGAAAAAGTGTGTAAGTGAGAAGAAAGACATAATGATATTCGAGCATGATGCATATTTTACAAGTAAGTTAGAATATAGTTTGCTATTTCAATCACCTTATGATATAATAGGACTTAATGATCCAATGGGAGCAACTAGACGCGCCCAACTATATCATGAAAGTGTAAGCAAGAGACGCGGAGTTAGTCCAGCACCTAAGATAGATAGCATTGAGATTCCACAAGGCATAGCAGGAAACTCTGCATACTTCATTAAACCTGAAGGCGCACAGAAACTAATAAACTTAGTGAACGAATACGGTGCTTGGCCAAACGATGCTATTATGTGTAAACAATTAATACCTCGCAAACTGGGACAATTGTTTCCTTATGTAACTAAAGTACAAGGTATCGAATCGACGACCTCAATATGAAATCATTTGTAATTACAATAAAATCTTTACCTGAGTCTGTTGCAGTAGCAGAGCGAATGATAGCATCGGCACCTGAGTATGATGTTCAGATGTTCAATGCTATTACTCCTAAGGATGATCCATATAAACTATTTGATTATTATGGATTGCCTCTGCATGGATTTAGAGAAGAGGGATCAGTAAAACTTAACTGTATGTCTGCATTCTTATCACACTACACATTATGGAAAATGTGTGTGAAAGATAATGTCGAGTACCAAATATTCGAGCATGACGCTGTAGCAGTTATGCCTATTCCTAGAGTGATCAAATATACGGGTTGTGTCAATATTGGTGCACCTAGTTATGGCAGGCAAGCGCAGTGTGGTCAGATGGGTGTTAATCCTTTGACAACTAAGACTTACTTTCCTGGCGCACATGGTTATCGACTCAAACCTGATGCGGCAAAGGCATTTATTCAAGGTGCTTATGACTATGCCAGACCAACAGATGTATTTCTAAACATTGCAATCTTTCCTTGGTTAGAAGAGTTCTATCCACATCCTGTGGTTGCAAGAGATACATTTACTACTATTCAAAAAGAAGGTGGGTGTGTAGCAAAGCATAATTATGATGCTAACAAATATCGGATAATAAGTAATGTCTAATACAAGCAGGTGCTTTATTACTGGGTGTGATTCTAATACAGAATGGATGCTCCCTTGGTTTATTAAGCACTACACTAAGCACAACAAAACACCTATTGTCTTTATGGACTTTGGTGTATCTCGTGAAATGAAAGGATGGTTACAGGCAGATAATATATTTGCTGACTACATAACAATGGAGAAACAGAAAGTTGGTGGTTGGTTCTATAAACCACAAGCATTACTTGCATCTCCTTGTGAAGAGACTTGCTGGATTGACACAGACATTCATGTACTAGGCGATCTATCGGGTGTCTGGGATCATGTTGAAGATAATAAACTAGGCATGGTAGAAGACAAACCTTGGAGCGCACGAAGAGGTGAAGTATGGCACAACTCTGGTGTTGTTGCAATGAAGGGCAAACCTAATATACTTCGCAAGTGGGCAGATGAATGTCGAAAGAATCCTAAAGTAGGAGACCAAGAAGTACTTCACTCGATGATGCTTACTCCCATTTCACGTATGACACATATCAATAGTGTGCCTAATATATACAACTGGTTACGTATACAATTACTTGATGGTCAAGACAACCCTAACAAACTTGCTATGCACTGGACAGGTGCAAAGGGCAAAGAACAGATAAAGAAGATAATGTATAATGAGTAAAGTATTTCATATTATTGGTAACGGTGATCAAGCGAAGCATTACCTGAAAGAACCACGAAAGGGAACTAAACTTCTCTGTAATATGCCTCCGTTCGAGATACCTAGAGATGA